AAAAGTAATTAATCTTTTAGCGTATTCTTGAGCCGAACCCCGCGCCGCTTGAATTGTTCTTTGCAAAGTTGGTTCGGGAACTAAATCGGAAAAATCTGTTTTCTTTGAAACAACCCCGTATGCGGTTATAGTTGTTTGATTTTGCGAAAGTAAACGTGCATACGCAGAATAACAAAGAAATCCGGAATATTGTTCTTTTAATTCAGGGTAAAAATACGTTGCGGGGAATGTTGGCGGCGAAACTTCCGTAAAAAGTTTTAAATATAAATCCTTTCCGAGTAATTCGTACAAATCCATTTCTTGCGCTTCTAAAATATACGGATCTAAACGCGCTTCGGGTACATTATCGGAAATTGCCCTAAATAATTGAATATCTGAAACCGAAATTAATTTAATTGTTTGCATTTTTTCTGAATGGGTTTAAAATTTGTTCGATTTGCTCATTCGCTAAAATTGGAAACGAAGCCCCGATAATTGCTTTCGCAGTTTCAAAAGGGTAAACCCCGTTTGCTACGTTCGTTAATATATCAGTTAATAAATTGATTTGAACGCGATTTAACGCGTTTTGAGGCGTTTTAATATCCGTTTCAACGTTCTGTATTGAATTATTATTTTGAGCCGTTAAAACGCTTGGTTCAACATTTGCAGCCGTGTTTAATTGTAAAGGCAAAATAGAAACGGGTTTTCCGATTAAACGCGAAAATTGTTCTTCGAAAACAATTCGATCCGGTTCCGTTTCGGAATTGTAAATAATATACGCTTCGATTAATTCGGAACTTGTTGCTAAACTTCCGGGCTGCAATACTCCCGCTAAAATGTTAGGAATAGCGAAACATTTAACAATCGCTTGTTCTACGCTTTTTTCGTGGTATTCAAAACGATTATCAACACCCGAACCCGCGTTAAATGGTGTAAATGTTGGGGCTTGTTGGCCCGGTTCAACTTCTACATACATTATATTACCGGCACCATCCGCGCCCTGAAATTCGGTTAATGTTTGTTGCTTTTGAAATCTTGCGTTTTCCGATTCAGAAACTCCATAATCGATATACATTCCCGAAGATGTAAACGATGTTCGAATGTTTTTGTTTTTATATAATTTCGCTTGGTAATCTGTTTCGATATCTTCAGCAACCGGATCGGCTAAACCTACCGGATAAGCATTAAATCCCGCTTGAGAATACCAAAGAACTTGGCCCGGATATTTAGAAACTTTTTCCGCATAACTCAAACCCTCAAGTTCGTTAATTTCTTCGATTACTTTCGAAGGATTAAATCGATTTAAATAAACAATATCGTTACGATTAAACTTGCTTGTTTGGCTTGAGCCATCCCAATTATTATAATATGCAATTTGCCCATTTAAAGCCAAACGCGTATCTTGAAACGGCATATAATTCCGTTCTGTTATTTGGCCTAATCCATTATATTTAATGTGAATTGCAAAACCATATAACGCAGCGTAATCATTCGCGCATAAATTCAAAAGTTTATCCATTGTTACCCCGTTTTTATTAGTTACGGATTTGTAAATTAACGGATCGGAAAAACCTCTTCCGACAATAAAACGTTTAAATCTATTTACGCAGCGCGTAGCAACCCCGGAACACGAAATTAAATCTACCATTCGCTGCGGGTAAGCATTATCGGAATCCCATCCTAAAATCTTTTCTTGTTTTAATGATGTTATTATTAATCGCTTATTTGTTCGCGGGATTGTAATTCTGCTTCCGTGTTCCATTTCGAAAAGAATGATTTAATTAAATTGTTTTTTTTGGCAATCTCCCGCCCCTTTTTTTTGTAATCTTTGAAAGTTTAGGAATTTCAAATTTACTTGAATCTATGTGAATTTCTTCGTTAATATCTTCAGATAAAGTTTCTGTTTGAATTTCTTTTTTTACTGGCTTTTCAATTAATTGAAAAAACTTTGAAAATTGCGGATTCAATTTTAAAATCGCATCTATTTTTTCATCCGTTGCGTTTTCAATTGTAAGCGTATCAGGGCTTCCAAACATTCTAAATGAACTTGTAAGCATTTTATATTTCTTTAAAGTTGCCATTGGTTTAATGTTTAATTTTTTGAATTCGAAATTCAAATTTACGGAATTATCCCAACCCTCGCCCGATGTCGAAATTTTCTTTAATTCAAAATATGCATCTATTGCACATTGAAAACATCTTGCTCCCCTTGGTTCGCGCCCGGTAACCGCCGTGTAAATCGCAAAAACCCTTTGCATTGCATCGGGTTTCCTCGAATGCAGCAAAGGGCTTTTTAAATCTTCAAGCGCGTTTATTAAATCGCTTAAAATCACACCGTTAATAAACTTTCGATAAACGCTTTTGTAGTTGCGTAATCCGTATCGAACAAAGTAGCCGGTAAATATGGTTCTTTAATTTGTTCGGATGAACCTAAAGTTATATTATACGCGCCTTGAGTTTCTTGGTCATTAACAATTCTTTCAAGAACGTTTATCGTTAAACCCGAACGCAACCCGTAGATTTCAAAAGGCACTTCGCCCGTTGAACCTTTATAATTATTTTCAACAATGGCAACAACTTTCACATTTGTCATATATTCCAATTGTTGTTTAATATCACTTGCATTATCGAAAACTTTAAACATACATTCGTGTTGGAATGTGTTCGAATAACGCGCCTTAACTAAAGAACTTTTCGGATCGATAGAGTTATTTTTACCCTCAAAACGATACAAGAAAGCACCCGCAGAAAGTGTAAAACTTTCAATCAAATTTGGATTTGCTAAATCTTCGGTAATCGTTGCGATATCCGCAAAGTTTACAAGGTAAAGCATATCTTTTACACCCGCCGAAATCGGCTTTGTGCAATCTAAAAAAACATCGGCATTAATACCGGGACAACTAACCGTTGGCATAATTTTTTATTTATTTAATTAGTGAATAAAATGCGGGGAAAAATTAATTCCCCCGCAATTGAATTTTAGTATGCAACTTGAATTAAATAATCTTGCATAAGTTTAGCATCAACACGATACTTTCCTTTAAAATTATTTAGTTCGGTATCTTCGGAATAATAAACTTTGAAAGTTTCAGCATCCGCAAGTTTATCGCTACCAACCGCCAAATTCATTTTGGTAGTTAACAAAGCGCGATGCGGCAAATCGTAAGTAGTCCCGTTATCGAAATCCGCTTGGATTGTTCTATCCCAAAAATCCATTCCGTAAATAGTTACGTTACGATAGCGCAATGTTGAATAGCCGTTTTCGATACGAATAAACGATGCATCCATTCCTTGCGATTCTAAATACGCTGCATAGTTTTCCAAAAGCGTAGTAGTAACAATCATAATTTTATCGGGCGCACTTTTTAAACGTGAATCAGCCGAAGCCATTAACTTTTGAAAAGTTGTAAATGCTTTGTTTGCTGCCAAATTTAATTGAGCCACTTTAGAAACGCCCGCATTTTCAGAAATTGCAACTTTGCGTTCAGGGCTTGCAGCAACAACCGCAAAAATTTGTTTCCACAAACCATCGATAATATTGTAATCTGCTAATGGTACTCCGTCAGTAATTACCCCGCCATCGTCTACCCATTGAACCAAATGATTCGTAATAAATCTTCTTGCGCTGCGGATGTCATTCTTTCAACTACGAAAGAAGCGATTGTAGTTCCCGTAACATCGGAACGATCCATACCTAATTTTTGAGCATAAACCCAAAATGAATTTACCAAATCTTCGGCGCAAAGTTGCAACCAAATTTTAAGGTTTTCCGGCTCCCAAAATTTTTCCGTCATTGGAATGTTATTCGAACTTACTCCCGAACCGCAACCCGCATCTTTTTTAGTAATTTTTGACAAAGTTCCAAGAAAAGGAATTTGTTTTTTCGTAACAATCCCATCGTATACCGTCATTAAATCAGCAACCGCCGGGTTTTCGAAAATGCTTTCTATTACTGCTTCGCCTATGTCTTTTGCTTCTTGGCCGTTAAAGGTCAAATCTGAAGGATTTAAAATCATTTCTTTATTTATTAAATGTTAATTAAAAATTGAATTAGTTTTTTGCTCTTTGATTTGGTTTGATTTGCGATTTATCAAAGGTTGAAACCGCTTTTGTTTTTGCAGAACCTTCAGCGCGGCCCGGCCCGGTTTGGATTGTACGTTGCGCTTTTGCGCTTGGTGTAAATTCTCCGGTAATGTTTGAAAGATTAGCAATGATTGGTTGAACTTCAGCAAGTGCCGTTTCAAGTTCTGTAATTCTTGCTTGTAATTCTTCAACAGATTGCGCGGCAACCGGGTTAATTTCAGTAATTAAACCGCCTACCGTTACGATTACCATTCCGGTATCTAATGTGTGCGTTCCGTCCGGAGCATATTCGCCCGTTTCAGTCAAATAAACCTCGTCCCCTATTGCGGGTTCTGCGGCTTCAGTTGAAATAAAAATTGCAGTTCCGTCCTCAAGCATTGCATCGAGATTTTTAACCGCTTCACCTGAAAGGGCTTTTAACGCTCTTTGCGCGATCGCCTTAAAGTTTTGTAAATTAAATTGTGGCTTGTTCATTTTTGAGTTAATTAAATTATTATTTAAATTGTTTTCTTTATAAAGCGCAACCGCTTTCATTGTGTCGATTACTTCAGTTGCAAAACCCATTTTAACGGCTTCGGTTGCTGAATAATAAGTTTCGGTTTTCATCCAATTTAAAATATCGGAAATTTCAATTCCTATTTTTTTTGAATAAAACTTTGCTAACATTTTTTCTTCTTCTTTTAACATCGATGCGTATTTCTGCATAGATGCCGCATCCCCTTCATTTGCGCCCCAAGGATTATGGATCATAAATTCGGAATTGCTTGTTATTTTTCTAATTGGTGCTGCTAAAAAAATAACCGTTGCAATTGATTTGCATTCACCTTCAGCAATTGTTTCCAAGTTAAATCCAACTTGTTTCGATTGCGAAACTAAATAATCGTAAATCGCATATCCTTCCGAAACAAAACCGCCGGGCGAATGAATGTGCGCCGTTACTATATCCCCTGAATGTACCGATCCAATTTGTTCGATGACATTTTTTAAAAAAACATCTTGGCCGATAACCCCGTATAAATAAATGTGGTGGTTCATTTGGTAAAAGTATTTAGTTAATTAAATTAAAAGTTTATCATTAAGATTGTAAATCATTTTTCATCTATCCATTTAATCGCCCGGTAAATTGTTTGAATTCCGCAATTGTATTTATTCGCAGCGTTATAAATCGCATCCATTCGGGTTTGTCCTATCTTTTGAAAGGTATCGACATCGAAATAAATGTTTCGATATTTAATCGCAAATGGTTCGATTAATCCCGCTTTATACAATGAAATTATTTCTCCCGTTTCGCTTAAACGTTTAATAATTTCAAGCCGTGTTTCCTTTTTAAATTGTTCCATTTACGCGAACCTCCGAATAATCGGATTGTTTTTTGTTTATATCAGTAACCTTTACCACCGGAGAAATGCCCGAAATGGCCGAAATTAAGCGTTCTGTTGATTCATTAACAACAGATGGAACATTTGC